CGTTGCGCTGGGCGCGGGCCTGCTTGTTGCCCTGAATAATCGACGCGCCGGTGCTTGCAGCGCCTACGGCAGCGATAGTCAGAGAAATCGGGTCGCACATAGGCGTGGGTCCTCAGCGTTGCGCATAGGGGTCATACTCGCCCCTGGCGCGGCTTTGTGCGCCGCTGGCTCGGGTCATGACATCCTCGCGGCGCGGCGTGTCACGGAGCGCCAACAGATAAGCGCTGGCCAGGTCAGCGCTGCGCCCAACGCGCTTGATGATGGCTTCGCGCCCCTCAACGTGGATGACCGGCCCGCGAGCCTCCCACAGGGGCGCGCAGAGTTCAGTGCGCAGCTCCTCGCTGGGCGGCAGCGCGACCCCCCGGTTGTTGGCTGGGTCGAGCGCCTCGCGCATCCTCCACCAGTCTTTGCTGCGCTGGTTCGAGAAGCGCAGCCGGCCAGACAGGTCGGTTTCGTTGGTGCCCTCGGCAACGTTGACCCCGATCACCTGCTGGCGCGCGGCTTTGAGGAAATCATAGGGGCTGGCCCCGACGCCGATCACGTCAATGTGGATAGGCGCGCGGTCGCGGAGCGCCGCCACCACCAGACCGGCGATGGCCGGGCCGTCAGGCGTCACCGCGCCCGGATAGGTCAACGGCTCGTCGAACCACATGCCGTGGCGGCGGGCAATCACGGTGCGGTCATCGCCGCCGCGCGCCACATCGACGCCCAAACTGTCCATCGCTGGCAGCACGGCGGGCCGGGTCCAGCGCTTCATGGCGGCGTCCACCCAGGCCGTGGGGATCACCTGCATGGCGTCGTCCTTCATACCGGCTTGGAAATCGCCGTAGAGCATCTGGGAGCGCAGCGGCTCGGGCATGGCCTGCAACGTGCTCATGTAGCCCGTCTCCATCAGATAGGGGTTGTCGGTCAGTCGGCTGGGGATGAAGGTGCGGCTGCGCGGTTGAATAACCTCGGTGGCGGTATAGGCAGCAGGGTCGAAATCGTAGCACGGTTTGCCCCCCACCAGCACGAACGGGCGGCCATCCCCGACCCATATGTCCCGGCTCGGCCCCTGCGCTTGGGGCACCATCGCGCACCAGCGCAGCTCTCCCGGTGCTGCGCGGTCCTTGAAGTTGGGGTCGAGCCAGGGCGCAAAAAACCCGATGATCCAGCGCCCCTCGGTGGTGGTAGGCGGGTTGAATGTCATCAGCACGCGGCAGCGCTGCCCCGGCGTCGTGGTGCGCACCCAGCCAAGCAGGAAGCGCACCTGCGCTTCGAGGAAGTTGGCCGCCTCATCGAAAGCCAGCAAATCATGTGGGCGTCCCTGATAGCCTTTCTCGTCGCCGGGGTTGGGGAGGCTGGCGAATTCGATCTGCACATCGCGCCCGTTCAAACGTTCGCGCCATATGCGCTTTGTCGAGTTGTAGCCGTCGCGGTTGCCGATCAGCTCGGTAAGCCGGTCCTCGATGCCTGTGATCTCGGTGCCGACGCGGCGCAGGATCATCCCCTTGCGATGCTGGGTGAGCATCAGGCCGCACAGCAGGTCGGTCTTGCCGCCGCCGGCAGCGCCGCCATAGCCCACGATGTCAGCACGGCTGTGATAGGCCTGCGTCTGAGGGCCGGGCAGCGGTCGCCATATCGCCGTGTCGGCGGCTACCAGCGCGCGCAGCTCGGCCTGTCTGGCGGGCGGTAGGGCCGCGTAGAGGGCCTTGGCTTGGGCAAACGTGATTGTCACGCCAGGTCGCTGATGTCCGTGTTGAGAATGGCAGCAAGCCGCGAAATGAGGGTGGTGTCGTCGAGAGGCTCGGCCCCCACCAGCCCGTGGCGGTTCTCGATCTTCGAGCGGGTAGCGTATTTCTCGGGCAGCTCTGCTTCGAGCAGACGCACCAGCAACGTGTCTGATTTGGCAAGCGCGCGGCGGCGTGCCTCGGTTTCGAGCAGGTCGGCGCGTGCCTCGACGGCGGCTTCCCAAGCGGCAGCAAAATCCGCGTCGGTGCGCCGGTGGCGTGAGGGTGTCTCAGGGCTGACGCCGACCGCGCGCGCCGCGTCGGCTATGGTCGTCGTGCCTGCGGCGAGCAGATCGAGAAACCGCGCTTTGCGGTCCTCGTCGAAGATAGGCGTGATCCCGGCCATGCGCGGGGCATAGCGCAGAGCGCAAGGGTCATGTGTTGCGCCGGCGGTAGTTGACCACCTTCCAGACCATGCTGCGGCTCACCTCGAATTGTCGGGCAAGTTCCGGCTGCGTGCAGGCGCGACTCTCCCAAAGCTCGCGCATCAGCTCAACATCGCGGTCGGTGAGAACAGCGCGCGGGTGCAGCTCGCCAGCCAGCTGGCGGTCGCGTCGCGTCATACCGTCGGGGGGTTTTTTGGCCATCTGCAAAATCCTTCACGTTCAAGCCTGTCCACACCGTCCACACCGTCCACACCTGTTTCCCTATGTTTTCCCTGTAATTGTAAAATCGGCCCCATATAATTTCTTTGCGCACCCGCGCGTTAAGGTTGGAAATAGGTGTGGACAGTGTGGACAGTGCGGACAATCATGCTAAATCAACAGCTTGCCCGTCCACACCTTGCGTTTTGAGGTGTGGACAGGTGTGGACCCAGCGCACCGCTTTCACCCCGTCAACGCGATTCTGCGATTTTTCCCACCCCAAACCGCGCAAAATCTTGCAAATCCGCATTTCATCACCTTTCCGCAAAACCCGCAGATCAATCCCCAGCGCGCCCACCGCGATGTCGCGAACCTGCACGTGCGGCGGTTTCGTCTCCTCAAGCCACTCGCGAACCTGTGGCTCCCACACGTCCTGCACCTTCCACCGGCTGTGTTCGGCCCGTGCCAGCTCCTGCGCCTCCTGCCAATCAACGCCGCCTTCGCGCCACAGCGCCGCGCCCTCAGCCCAAAGCTGGTCCCGCACCGCTGCCAGTTCGTCGCGCTCGATGCTGCCCACGCGCACCGGCAGCCAGCGCCGCTCACCCGTCGGATCGTCGAGGAACTCATCGTCGTTGGTGGTGGCGACCAGAAGCAGACGGCGCGCATAAACAGTGTCCTGCTCCATATATTTGGGCGTCCACCGCTCCCGCCGGCGCGTCACCCACGCCTTGATGCTGTCGGCATCGCGCGATCTCAGACCGCGCAACTCGGCGATCTCGCCCAGCAGCACGCCGCGCATCTTGCGCGCCAGCACTATGTCATCATCGGCCAGGTTGATCTCGGTGTAGTGCTCCTCGGTCGGCACCAGCCGTTGCAGCGCATCGCTCTTGCCTATGCCCTGCGCGCCGACCAACACCGGCACCATGTCCACCTGGCAGCCGGGGTTGAGCGCGCGGCCCGCCTGGGCCGTCCACCAATAGCGCCCCAGCGCGCGAGTATAGGCGCTGTCCTCGGCCCCGAACCACTGGCTCAAGAAGCGCTCGACGCGGGGCACGCCGTCCCAGATATGCCCTTCGACCCAGTCGCGCACGCTGTCGAAGGTGTTGTTCATCGCCGCGATCAGCATGGCGTCGCGCATCAGCTCGCGGCCTATGGGCTTGAACTTCACACGCCGGTTGGTCTCCAACCGCAGGCGAAGCGACACCATGTCGTGATCCGTCACGGCGCGCCAAGGGCGGCCCTCATCCTCGCGGATCACCGTCTGGTGCAGTGCCTCGTCAAACCCGAGCGCACAGCCGGTCAGCTCCGGCACACCCAGGCAAACCGCGACATTGGACAGAACTGCCTCGGCCTCACCTAGGGCTGACCGCTTGAGGCCAGGCAGCGGAATCCCCGCCGGCAGCTCGCCAGACGTTTCGCCGTCAACCACATCACCGCGCGGTTCCGGCGCGGGCAGCACATCGAAATCGGCCAGGATATAGCCAACCGCGTCGAGATATTCGTCACGGCCTCGGCCCTCGCAGTGCGCGTGCAGACACTTGAAATGCCCCTGCTGATAACCGTTGGTCCCGGCGGGGAACCAGGCGGTGGCACTGGGGCCGCTGTCGCTAGTGTGCTCATGCTCCCAAGGGCACCGCACGTAGAGGGTGCCGTCCGGGGCTTCCTCTACTACCTGCTCGCGCTCCCAGAGAAAAGCCGCTACCGCATCGGTGGCGTCAAAGCTCTCGCCTCTTCGTCGCTCGCGGCCAACCCCGCCGGTGGCGGTGCCAGCTACCCCGAAATCAGCCACCAGCCGATCCCACAGCCTCTCGAAGCTGTCGCGGTCGATGGGCGGAAAGCCAGCCGGCAGCCCACCCTCCCAGGCATAGCGCGCACCCGACGGCTCATTCGGCTTCGAGGACCAGTGTGCGCCCGCCGCGATAAACTGCTGGCCGTTGCCCAGGAACTCGATCACCCCGCCGGCGTTTGTGCGCACCGTGCGCTTGGGCAGATACCCTTCGCACTGGAAGCCGAGCAGGGCCTTGGCGCTGTTTGAACGCCCTCGAACCGGCAGCGGCTGGCCCAGGAGCTGCGCCACCACCATCTGGATGGCGAACACCTCGTCCTCATCGGGGCAGTCGAGATCGAGCGCCCGCACCTGCCGGGTCTGGATGCAGATGCCCAGCCGGTCGTCAGCTGCCCAACGTTCCAGCTCAGTCGGCGATGAGTGGCGCGCCGTCCACTTCATTATGCCGACGGCCTCGCCATCGCGGTTGATCGTCGAGGGCACTTTGCCCAGCGCGTGAAGCTTGGATGTGCGGGCGACCCTGACCGGAGCCGAGACCACGGGCAGCAGATGCTCGCCCAGGCCCAACCCCACAAAATGATCCCAGACGCCGCGCGTCGCCCCCCAAGGTTTTGCCTCCCTTGTCATGACTATCCTTCAAACCGTGATGACCATCGATAGAAGCAGGTCTCGAAACGGTATGGGCGTTGCGATGCGGCACTCACTGTCTTTGCCGCCGCCGCGCGCGCGCCCAGCTCGCCCAGCCGCTTTGCGCGCGCTAAACCCACGCGTTCGACAACCGCAGGGTCGAGGCGCGGCTCGGACACACCCCACAGCAACTCCGGGAGGTGTGTGCCATACGCCACCAGCAGGGTCGGCTTGCGCGCATAGTGGCCGTAACGCCCCTGTTCGACGCAACAAGTCCAGCCACCGTAAGCGTCAGCCTCTACCCACCCGCCGGCGCGCGACGGCACCCGCAGACCAAAATAGGGCCACGCATGGCTACCCCAAGGGTGTTCTATCACGCCGCCCCAGCAGCGGACGGCTGCCAGAGCCGCCGCGAAACAGCCACCGTCATCACCCTTGATCTTGCGCTCGCCGGTGCGTTTGATGTGGAGAGGCTGCCCCGCCCAGAACTTGCCCCAGCGCTGGCAGGGCGGGTGCGCCACTACCGGGTAAGGGCCGGCATATTTGCGCGCGTCGCGCGCCTCGTCCCAAGGATCGACACCGGACACCCCGAAATAAGGACCGGATTTCAATACGTATAACGCCGCTGCGTAGAAGCGGCTCACTTCTCTACCCCGTAAAAGTCATCCGCCGTCACTTGCCCGCCCGTTACCTCGCGGATGCGCGCCATCATCGCCGATCTGGGCGTGCGCTGTCCTTTGGCATAGCGTTCTATGGTTCGCGGATAGGGTGCCCCCACAGCCCTCGCGAAGGCGCTGTAGGAAATGCCGTTGTCGGCGAGGTAAGTTGAAAGCTTCATAGCGGCTTATTGAGCCGTTATGGCTAAATCTGTCAACCACGATTTAGCCCCTATGCACGTTTTACAATGTTGGCCGTTTCGGCTATGAAACGTGCATGAAACATAAACCCGCCGCGTCCAACAACGTGCGCGCGCTGCGGAAAGCGGCGGGCCTGACACTTGCTCAGCTCGCGGAAAGGATGGACCCTCCTGCCGACATCGGAGGTCTGCAAAAGATCGAGACCGGCCTGCGCAACCTGACCCTCGACTGGATGCAGCGCATCGCTGCTGCCCTGGGCGTGCCGCCTGAGAGCCTGATCTCAAGCGGGCCTCGCGCCAACTGGGTGCCGCTCATCGGCAGTATCGCCGCCGGCTCTTGGCGAGAGGCCCTCGCCCACCCGATGGGTGAAGTGCCGGTTGCCAACGCCCCGCCAGGTGCGTTCGCGCTGCTCGCCGAAGGGGACAGCATGGACTTGGTGGTGCCAGACGGCGGCTATGTGGTGGTCGATCCGGGGGCGCGCGACCTAGTGGATGGCAAGATTTACGCGATGCAGCGCGAGGACGACGCGACGTTGAAACGCTTTGCGCTAGACCCGCCCCGGCTCGAACCCTGCTCGACCAACCCGCAGCACAGGCCGATCATCCTGGGCCACGAACCGGTGACGGTGATTGGGCGCGTGATCTGGGTCGTGCAGCAGCTCTAGCGAAAGCCGCCCTCGCGGTCGGCCCAGCGCCACCAGCGCCACGCGGCCCAACCGCCAACACCCCATAACCCCAAAGCCCACAGCCCGACCGCCAAACCGGAGGGCTTGCCGAGCGTGCGCGCCATCGACCAGCCGACACCGGCCACCACCAGCCAGACCCCGATCAACATGGCCCAGCGGTAGAACCGCATAACATGATCGCGCATTGCAACCTCCTGCAGCCCCTGTGTTTTCCATAGCACAAAGCCCTGCGCGCAGAAAAATACATATTGGCTAATTTTTGCTCTTGCGCAGTTTAGCCATTTCGGCTTATCTACTCCCAACGGCAGCATCCCGCTGTCGTCATGGGAGGCAACCATGATCGATTACATTGTCGCTTTCGCCCTGCTGGTTTTGGTGGCGGTGTTCGGTGCCCTCGCGCACCGGGCGCACGCTGCCGAGCTGGCAGCCGTCCAGCGCAAGCGCAACGCTCAAGGCCGTTTTGAAAAGGTGCGGCCATGAGCGCCGCCCTTCTCGCCCCCGCAGTCGGCAACGCTCTGCACGCCACCCGCGAAAGCTGGCTGGCCGCCTTTGCCGCCGCTGCGCGTCCCCGGTTCGAGGAAGCCGGTGCGCCGCTGCCGACCAAGGTGCGTCTGTCCATCGGCTTCCCGTCGGGTGGCCGGCGTGTCAAAGCCATCGGCGAGTGTTGGTCTGATGTCTGCTCAGGCGATGGGGTGTTTGAAATCTTTATCACCCCCGCCATCGGCAGCGCTGCGCGGATCGCCGACATCCTCACCCATGAGCTGGTGCACGCCGCCGTCGGTCTTGAAGCCAAGCACGGCCCGCGCTTCCGTAAGATCGCCGTCGCCCTGGGCCTCCAAGGCAAGATGACTGCGACTGTCGCCGGCCCCGGCTGGTGGGAGTGGGCGCAGCCGATCCTCGACGCCCTTGGCCCGCTGCCGCACGCCGCGCTCAACGCGCGCTCGTCGAGTGCCAAGCCGAAGCAGACGACCCGCAACATCAAGGTCGTGTGCCCAAACTGCGGCTTCACCTTCCGCACCACGCGCAAGTGGATCGAGCACGCCGGGGACTATCTGGCCTGCCCGGACGCGAGCTGCGCCGCCAGCATCGAGGTGCCAGCATGACCCCGAGCATCGCCAGGCTACGGATCAAGACCGCTCGCCGCATCATGCGCAGCCTTGGCCGGGAGCTTCTCGACAGAAGCGATCACGACGACAACCAAGCTTATCAGGCACACGTCTCGGGCCTTCCTGAGCACGCGCAGCGCCTTCTGCTCTTGTCGGCAGCCTGCCGCCAGGCCGGGCACCTGCTTCTCGACGCTATCGACGCAGACATGACCACCACCACCCCAACCCAAAACAACCCCCAGGAGACTGACGCATGATAACCCTAACAATTCAGGCGAGCACCCTGCCCGAGCTGGCGGCGCTGCTCGCCCAGCACAGCAGCGTGCTCGCCCCACCGACTGGCCCCGCCCGCGACACCCTGGCCGTTGTCAGGGAGCATTATGAGAAGCTTGCAGACGAGGCCACCGCCAGCCAGTCGGTCGAGAAGTCGGTCCAGGCAACCCCGCCGGCGGTCGCTTACAGCGACGTGCAGAAGGCGGTGTTCGAGCTGTCCACCGCCAAGGGCAAGCCCGCCGTGCTGGCTGTCTTTGAGAGCCTGGGCATATCCCACGCCAAGGAGCTGGCCGAGCAGGACTGGCCCAAGGCCATCGCCGCGCTGCGCGACGCGACAGGTGCAGCGTGACGGTGCCGCTCGCTCTCACCGTGACGTTCGGTTTGGGAGCCGCTGTTGGCGCGCTTGCAATCCTTATCGTCCTCGAATGGCAGCACCGCCGCCGGATCGCCCGCTACAACCGCGCGTGGCGCGGTCGGATCAACAAGCTGTTTGTCGCCCCTGGCGACTACGACCCGAGGAACTGATATGCCGGATCATGCACTTTTTTCGACTTCGGCGGGCGAACGCTGGATCAGCTGCCCCGGCAGCCTCGCGCTTGAAGCCGACCAACCCGACACCAGCTCCTCGTTTGCAGACGAGGGCACCGCCGCGCACACACTGGCCGACTGGTGCCTGCGCAACGTGACCAACCCGCCGGCCTACGCGGGCCGGATCATCGAAGTGGGCGAGCGCAAGTTTGTCGTTGACGAGGACATGATGCGCCACGTCCAGCGCTATCTCGATGCGGTGCGAGAACAGGCCCTGGGCGGCATCCTGCTGCCCGAGAGCCGGGTGTATTTCGGCAGCGCCATCGGTCAGCCCGACGAGCTGGCCTTCGGCACCTCCGATGCCATCGTCATCACCGCCGACGGCGAGTTGCAGGTCCACGATCTGAAATATGGTCAGGGCGTGCGTGTCGATGCTGTCGAGAACGAGCAGATGATGCTTTATGCCTTGGGCGCGGTCGCCGAGCACGAGTTGCTTGGGCCGTTTGAACAAATTCGTTTATTCATTCACCAGCCGCGCCTCGACGCCGTGAGCGAGTGGGGGCTGACGGCTGCCGAGCTGGCGGCCTTTGCCGACCGCGCCCGAGAAGCTGCCGATCGTGCCCGCATGATCCTCACCAACCGCGAAGCCGGTTCCGAAGGCACCAGCCCCGCCGAGCTGGCGGAAGCCGGTTTGCTGTCGCCTTCCGAGAGCGCCTGCCGCTGGTGCAGAGCCAAGGCAATGTGCCCGGCTCTTGAACGTCAGGTCAGCGACGCCCTGATTGGGGACTTCACCGACCTGACCGCCGAGACGCCCGAGACGGCGCAAGGACAACTCCCGCAGCTTTACGGTGACGAGCTGGGCCGGCGTATGGCGCTTGTCGACCAGGTGGAAGCCTGGTGCAAGGCGGTGCGAGCGCGCGTCGAGGCCGAGCTGCTGTCGGGCCGCAAGGTTACAGGTTTCAAATTGGTCGAAGGGCGACGCGGCAACCGGGCTTGGACTGATCCTGCTGAGGTTGAGACCACGCTCAAGGCCATGCGGCTCAAGCTTGAGGATATGTATGACCTCAAGCTCATCAGCCCCACGACTGCTGAAAAGCTGGTTAAGGCTGAGAAGCTTGGGCCGCGCCAGTGGGCGAAGCTCGAAACCTTCATCGCCCGCGCCGAAGGCAAGCCGTCGGTCGCCCCGGTTTCTGACCCCCGCCCGGCGCTCACCCCCACGCCGGCAGAGCAGGATTTCGCGCCGCTATGAGCAAGCAGACCATCCCGCCAGGGACACCGCGCGCACGGATGCCGCCCGATGTCGCCGCCGCGCTTCGGCGCGCCGCCAAGGTGGGCACCGCCGGCTCACCGGCGCGCATCAGCGCTATCAATCGGGCTTATGAACAGTCCGAAATCAGATACCCCAAGCTTTTCAGAAGATAGGAAATACTAATGATCGTGAAAATCAAAAACACCCGCCTCGCCTTCCCCGCGCTGTTCGAGGCCAAGACCGTCAACGGCGAGGGCGACCCGCGCTTCTCCGCCACCTTCATCCTGCCGCCGGGCCATCCGCAGGTTGCCGAGATCAACGCGGCCATCGAGGCGGTCGCCAAAGACAAGTGGAAGGACAAGGCCCCCGCCATCCTCAAGCAGCTCCGCGCCCAGGATAAGGTGGCCCTGCACGACGGCGACACCAAGAGCCAATATGACGGCTTCGCCGGCAACCTTTATCTCGCGGCGTCCAACAAGGTTCGTCCGGTGGTTCTGGACCGCGATGCCACGCCGCTGATCGCCGCTGACGGTCGCCCCTACGCGGGCTGCTATGTGGTCGGATCGGTCGAAATCTGGGCGCAGGACAACGGTTACGGCAAGCGGATCAACGCCACGCTGCGCGGTGTGCAATTCTTTGCCGATGGTGACGCCTTTGGTGCGGGCGCGCCGCCGGCCAGCCCCGACGAGTTTGATGACCTTACCGTCGGTGCCGACGCGGAGACGCTGGCATGAGCGGGGTGGGTCACAATTCGATCGCAGCCGCTGAGCTGGCCTCGTTTGTCGAGCGTATCGAGAACCTGATCCAGGAACGCAAAGCCGCTAACTCCGACATTTCGGAGGTGCTGGCCGAGGCAAAGGCCTGCGGTTTCGACACCAAGACTATCCGGGCCGTCGTGCGCTTTCGCGCCATGAGTAAAACGGCCCGCGAAGAACAACAGGCCCTGCTCGACACCTATCTGTCGGCGCTGGGTCTGGCTTGAGGTTCGCCGGTCGCGGCCCCCACAAGCGACCGGCGGCAGACCCCGCCGTCACTGCCTCCCGGCGGCGGGGTCACAACTCAGAGGGGGCGAGGAGAGACACCATGTTGGATGAACAGAAACTCTTGAAGGTCGGGGCCACCGGGTGCGCCACCGCCTGGGTCGAGGAGTTGAGGAGGTTGCCGTTTGGCGACAACAGCTTCCGCGACGCGCTGGGCACACTGATCCAGGGGCTGGTCGGCCAGCCGGTCAGCCAGGCCGTTGAGCAGATTGTTGAGCGCGACCCCGAGCTGCCGTTGGTGATGAAGCTGTGATCGATCCCGCCGCCATGTCAGGCCAGGTCCGCGCCGCGTGATCCTGTTCCTCGATCTTGAGACGTTCAGCCCGGTGCCTCTGTCAAACGGCATACACGCCTATGCGGAGCACGCCGAGATATTGCTGACGGCTTGGGCGGTGGACGACGGCGCGGTCGAAGTGGAAGATGGGTGGCCCGCCACACTCATGCAGGCTTTGCTTGAGCAGGCCAAGCGCATTGTCATCCACAACAGCCACTTCGACCGCACCGTGCTCCGC